GTAATTAAACCAAACTTTATTTACTAAACCTAAAGGCGTAGGATTTTTAATTCTAAACGTTCCGTTGTATCGCGTACAAAATTCTCTAAAATCATTCATTATTGATTGATTTGTCAAATTACTAATTGTTTTATAATCTGTATCACCTTGATCAACATACCTGTCGCGGCTTCGATACCAATTTTGAAGCGATCCAATTCCAGGCGCTAAAATTGTTTCTATTTTTTTATTGGAACTATATAAATTTGTATCGGTTCTTTCAGCAATTATATTTGTTGTATCTGGTTTGTTTGTAGAATTTAACGAACCAAATGTCGAACTTTCTTGCGAAAAAGAAACGTTATCAAAATAGGTTTTTAGGTAGCCGGTTTGTGATTGAATCGGTTGTGTGTTGAATATTCTTATTTGTAATTTTCGCCTATCACTAGCACCGCCGAAACCGTCTTCATAAGGATTTGTTAATGATTTTGATACTTTTATAAATTGATTATTTGTTAAATTTTCAATTTCATTTATTACCGATTGTGATTGCCATTGATTTGATTCTGAATTAAAATAAAGATCTGGCGCGGTTGATATGCCTTCCGAAAATATTTCAAATCTTATATACATTCCAACATTTGAAATTGTCGTTTCAACATAAAAAGATAAATTGTATTTTATTTCCTCAAACGCTGCATTAAATATTCCAGTACTAGGGACAATATTTGAAATACATAACAAATCGCCTGACGTTGACGCGTTCAAATAAATAGATTTTGCGCCCTGAAATTCTTTTGTCTTTGTTGCTAATACTGCTCTTGACGATGTTACCGTCCAACCGTTTAAATCATATTCAAAACCCGGATTTGAATTGTAAAACGATTTATCAAATTGCGTTGTTGATAATGTTTTTGTAACGCTTTGTAAAGGTTGTAGGTATTCTCTTTTTAAGTCGTTTTTAATTGGTTTTAAATGCTTCGGCACAACTTGAACCGTTGATATATTTTCCGTTGATTGTAAAGCGCCTAAATAATTATATCTTTTTGACTCTATAAATTCACCATTGATGTTTGTTAACCTATTTGTGATTAATTGCCTTATATCATACGGGAATTGTTGGTAAAAATTAAAGTTTTCAATTTTTTCTTTTACCGAAGTATCAAAATTATTTGTAACCTCTACAATATACCATTTGCCAAATGATTGGAATATTCTCATATTGTAAAGTGATAATAACAATTCTAATTGTTTTTTTGCCGGATATAAATCCAAACCTTTGTATAATTCTGAATTTTCTTTTTCAAATGTAACTGAATCTGGAAATTGACTTAACGATGTAGTATCAGGAATTAAAAAACTTAAATTATTCACGAAAACAATGTCCAAATCTAAATCTAAATTTTGTAATATTTTAGAAATACGATCTAAATCCGTTAAACCCAAATATGATTCACTTTGATTATATGTACTTAATGGCGCTTCATAATTTCCTAATGTTCCGATACCGTCAAACGCATTGAATTTTATATTGTAAGGCGTTGAAGTTATTCGTTCCGTAAACCTGTCAACAACTAAAAACCCAATCCAATATGTGGACCAAACATTATATTTTTCATTTCCTGTAACACTTGTAACACAACTCAAAGATTCGACCGTTCCATTGTCGTTTTTTACTCTTTGATTGTAATACGTTGACGGCGTATAAAAATAATTCATTGACGAATCAATACATTCTAAACTCTCAAAAATACCGCCATCAGATAAAACCCTATCGGAATAAGATTTTGAAATACTTTCGGAATAAGAAATTTTAACTTTGTATTCGCGTTCGTCAAACTTGTAAAAATCGTCGTATTGTATTTGATCTGTTACTATTAAATCCAAAGTACATTGCGATCCAATTAATGGTTTATAAAAATCGTCTTTTGAATTCCATTTTATTGTAACCGGTTCGGCGCCGCCTATCATTGGCAAAACTTCGCCGGTATAATCTTTTTTTAATATTTCAACTTTTTTTGGATACCCTAAAACGTCCGAAAATATTAATTCATATTTAACTCCGTATGCCATTTTTTAAATTTTTAATATATTCGATTTGCGGTTTCATTGGCGCGTTCTATTGCAATCAATAAATCTTGACCTTCAACGCGTACCGATCCTGTCACGTTTACGTTACCGCCACCGCCACCGCTTGCGCCAATCATACCTTGCAATTTATTTAATGGCGCTATGACTTCAGGATTTGATTTTGCGCCTGGATATTCGCCTACAAGACCCATTGTCGGACCGCTAACGATTCCACCGTCGGCAAATTTTGCAAACGATCCACTAATTAAAGCGGTTGCGCCGGCTAATAATGCCGGTAATACAAACGCCGCCGCCGGTCCAAACGAGGCCGCTGTTTGTGTTGCGGCTGTTGACGCGCCAGACAACGCAATTTTTAAATTACTTCCGACAACTTTTAAAGCGTCTTTTGCTAATGTTCCAACAAATGCACCGGTTGCGGATTCAGCACCGCCAAACATTTTTGTGATTGAATTACCAATCGCGCCGAATGATCCGTCGATTGCGCTTCCAATAGATTGCATTTGTGCGGCGGCTTCTTGTTGTGACATCATAAAGCCCATAAAACGAACCTTTTTCTCTTCATAAACGGCTGCCTCTGCTTCAGCTTGCGCCGCATCAAATGCCGCTTTTTGTTCGGCGGTCATTAAATCATTATCAATTGCTAATTGTCGTAATTCTGCATATTTTGCCTTAACGCGTTGTAATTCCAACGCCTTTTGTTCCTCTTCGCTTGCGCCGGTTGCGTCTGCAAATTGTTGTTTTAATTCTAAAATTTTAGATTGTTCGTCCGTTTCAATTTGCGATAATGCTTCGCTTTTTGCTTGTTTTAAAGCCTTTTCCTTTTCTGAACCTTCAGAAACTTTGCTAATTAAGTCGTCATAATATGCCGTCGTTTCCGCTTTTCTTTGCTCGTATGCTTGCGCGTCGTTTGTTACTAATGCGCTATTAATTTCCTCATTTAATGCCTTTAATTTTTCTCCGGCGTCTGGATCTAAAACAGGTGTCACAACAAAACTAGAACCTGACGTTGTTGTTGGTATGTTAACCGTTGGCGCCGTTACCGAATCCGGTTCAATGTCATTTCCATTATCTGAAGCCTTTTCAGCTTCTTGAATTTTCTTTAAGGCTTTGGCCTTATCTTCTAAAACTGATATTTCCTCTTTTAGTATTCTTGCATTTTTCCCAATTTGACCGCCGTATCCTTCAGCTAGTTTTGCTTGCGCCTCTGCTAATTTTTCCCTTTTTTCTGCTAATCTCTCCTCAACTTGTTCAATATTTAAAGATTCATTTAAAGCCTTTTTTTGCGCTTGTGAATATTTATAAATCGCGACGCCTATCGCTGCTATTGCAGTCGCAACTGCTAAAATTGGATTGGCAACCATTGCCATAGTCAACAACCTAAACCCTGTCGCGGCAACTGTTAAAACAGGTCCTAATGCTGATAATCCGGTCATTATTTTACCGAAAATTATAAGTATAGGACCGGCCGCCGCTAATATACCGGTAAATGTCAAAATTAAACCTTGCGTTTGCGGTGATAATTTTTTAAACGAATCGGTTAAACCTTTTATAAATCCTGTAAATTTTGTCACGCCTTTAACAACCGCGGGTAAAATAACTTGTCCTATTTCTAACAATGAACTTTTAATTGTTTCCATTCCTTTAGTGAATTGAAATGAAGCCGATTGCGACGTTTTTTGAAACGCTTCGTCCGTTGCGCCCATTGTATTGGACAATGAATCAAATATTTGTCTTGTACTTTCAACTCCGGCGCCTGTTAAGTCTAAAACCCCCTTTAACGCCCTAATATTGGGAAATATTGCCGTTGTATCTTGACCGGTTTGTTTCAATCCGCTTTGCAGCATTTCAAGCGTTGCCAAAAGTCCGTCCTCACTTAATGATTTTTGAACGTCTTCAGTACTTAACCCCATTTTCGCCAAAGATTGAACCGCGCCGTCTGTTGGTTTTTTTATGGACGCTAATATTGCGGTCAATTGCGTTGCGCCTTCAGCGGCGCCGGTACCTGTTCTAGACATTGCAGCCATTGCCGCGCCGACTTCGTCAAATCCAACGCCCATATTTGAAGCGATCGGAATAACGCCGCCCATTGCACCGGCTAACGCCGACGCTTCTAATTTACCCTCACGAACCGCCGCAACCATTATATCCGTAGATGCGGACGCGTTTAGATTTTCAACGCCGTAAGCATTCATCGCCGACGTTGCTAAATCTGCAATCACTTTTGTTTCACCCAAACCAACCGCCGACGCCTTTAATGACGCGTTTAACGTGTCCGTTGCGTCCGCGCCTTTCAATCCGGCCGAAGTAATAAAGAACAACGCTTCAGCGGCTTCGTTTGCGCTTTTACCGGTATCAACGGCCATTTTTTTAGCCGTTTCACCCATTTTTTTTACGTCATCGCTTGCAATTCCAACCAATGATTCGATTTGCGTCATTGACTTGTCAAAGTCTAATGCTAATTTTGTAGCTGCAGCACCGGCCGCCACTAGTGGCAATGTTAAACGAGTAGACATTGATTTTCCAACGCTTTGCATTTTAGAACCAAATGAAGACATTTGCGAACTTGCTGAACTTAAAGCGCTTTTTAATTTCGACGAATCGCCGGTGATATTTAACTTAAGATTTGATTCGGCCATAAAGAGAATATTTTAAACAAAAATACAAAAAAAAAGACGCTTTTATTTTAACGTCTTTTTTACTGTCATTGCTTTGTATTTTTCGAGAAACGATTCCATTTGTTCACGTGTTGATTTTGGTTTTGCACGTTCTTTTTTTCTTGCTTTGTCAACAGGCAATTGAAATAATTGATCTGGTTTTAACATTTGCGATTTTTTTTGACATTGCGAATTGTGAACCATTGTCGCAATATATCGCGTTTGTTCCCATTGCAAATTCACGTTGTTGTGATAAAATTCGGCTAATAGCGCATTTTCGCGCCACGTTTGCCGCCAAAAATCGTCCGGTTTTGTGCCTATTAATCCGATATAATAATCGGTTAATGATTCAAATGTTATTTCTTTGACGGCTTCGGCTTTCCCGGCTTTTCAATTTCTGAATTTAAGCTATTCCCTAAAATTTTAGATTGAAGCATTGTTTCAACAATTTTGTTAATTGATTCCGCTTCTAATTCGTCCAACCACGCGCCAACCGAATAAATGTTGTAGTCGATTTCATTTCCGTTTTCTTGATCGTTTGCCAATATAGCCGAATAAATAAGCGCGCGCAATCCTTTTAATGAAATACCGTTTTGAAATACGTCGCCAATGTCCTGAAGTGAAATTCCTAATTGTTCGGTAAATTCCGACCAAAAATTCATTGAAAAGTGTAACGTTCTTTTTTTGCCACCGACATTGATGTCAATGTAGCCTTTGTTTTTGTTTGCCATTTTAAATTGTGTTTGTCGTTAATAAAAATAAAAAGCCGACGCCAAACTAATGACGGCGGCTAAAATAATAAACTTTTAATTTTTTTTAGTTTGTTGATTTGGTGATCGCACCTGTCAACGTAATTGATCCGCTATAAGTAACGGCCGATTCCATTTCCGCCGACATTTCAACGCTTGACAAAAAGCCTTCAGCAGTATAAACCGCGTCGCCTGTTTCAGCCGTTCCAAATACGCACGTTAATTGCGTTCTTGCTAGAAGATAGTCAGCAAATTCAATTGCGTTTGCGCTATCGTCATAAGCAACTAAACCTTCGAATGATACTTCGCCACCTTTTACGCCGCCGATATATTCAGAAAATCCGTTTGAATCTTTTGTTGTTGCCTCTGGCGTGTCCATTGATAAGGACATTGAACAACTTGTTGTGTGACCAACTGTTGTGCCTTCGACTGTTAAAATTAAATTAGTACCGTTAAAAACTCCCGTAGTAGACATATTTTATTTTTTTAAAGTTTATTAAATTTTTTGTAAATATACAAAATAATTATTTTATTAATCAGAAATATATTTAACGCCGGCAAATGAATGAATGCCTTCATTGTCGATAATTATTTCAAACTCGGACCAATCATTAATCGCGTTGTCGTTTTCGTCATTCCAACAAACGTCAACACAAAATTTGTCATATAAAATTGGCGGTGTGATCTCGTTTAATTCGTCGTCATATTCGCCGTTCGTTAAAATAAAAAAACCAATTTTAACAATGGCGTTTTGGTGTGTTGGATATTCGTTGCCGTCTTCGTCGGTGTCAACGCCTAATTTACTGATTAAAGAATCAACTATTGATTCATTTTCAAACTCGTATTTTTTTAATATTTGTGCCATTTTTAAAGTGTTGTTAATTCTATTGCTTCTGCTTGTGTTAATACTCTGTCGTAAACTCTTAAATCTTTTATTTTAGCTTGTAGGTTAAATGCATCGCTTGAAATATCCGCAATTGTACTTCTAACTTCTGTTAAAGTGTTTGGCGCAAATGTATTCACGCTTGTATCTGTTCCAATTAATTGACCGTTTACATAAAATTTAACCTCATTTAGCTTATATGTTATAGCCATTTTATTAAAATTAGTAATATCAAAACTAGTTGTAGTTATTATCGCTTGTGCTGAATTTAAAACCCTTACATCACATCTAATTTGATTATTTGTAGTGTCGTATTGTAAAGTAATTCTATTTTGACTACCAACTCCCGCTAACTCTATACCGTTGCTATTTGTTTGAGCATTTAAAAAAGATGCCATTTCTACAAAAAAAGTGCTTTCTAAAGAATTAAATAAACTACTAGAACCCGCACCATCAATAAAATCTTTTTGCCTTGTTACTGAACCTGATGTTGTTTTTATATAGCTTGTTGGATAGCTTCCTTGTTCTAATTGACCACCAAAAGTGTAAAATGTATTCCCTGATGCGGTTGAGCCATTTATATAAACAGAATATTGCGCTGAAGTTATAGATGAATGTGATGTGTAGTTAAAAGAAACTCTGTACCAACCATTACCATAATCTTCAATTTTTTTATTTGTAGCATTTCCACTAGATATTTCTGTTCCATTAGATAAATCAACTGTCATTTGTGAGTTTGAGAATCCCTCTTGTAATTTTATATAATTGTAATTTCCTTTTTTTAAAAAAACGGATATATTGTATATTGTGTTTGTTGATGTTCCAAAATTTCTATATATAACACAAGTGCCGTTGCCGTTTGATTGAACTAAAGAGCCGTTATTTTCGCCGTCTGGCGATGTAATTACATTATCAGATTTAGACCCATTGTTTATGCCGTAACCTGACAAATTTATGTTTGGATAAGCTACATTCGTTCTTTGCGGTTCTAATAATAAACTAGGACAATCGCCATTCGAATAATCTAATCTAGGTGTATTTGAGGACATTGTTTCTACTAAACCGCCAGCGCCTTTTCTCGTTCCGTCGCTGCCTCTCGTAAATGTGAAATCGCCGTCGCCGTCTGTTGGAAATACTGAATAAACTTTTCCGGATTTGTAACCGCTCGGAATCAATAATAAAGACGCTTCGTTTGCTAATGACATAAAAATAAGATTTTAGCAAAAATACAAAAATTTAAAAAGATATTTAACGGCCTTGACCTTTATATCGTTTTTTGTAGTTTTTAGACGTTTTAAGCGTTGAATTTTTATTTTTGGAATGTACGCCTTTGCGCTTCTTTTTAACCTTTTTAAGGACTTGTATTTGCGTTTGCTTTTTTGCCATTTTATTTTTATTCTTTATTTTTTCTAACGGCTGACCCGTAAAAATAACCAAATATAGATAAAACAATTCCTTCACAAATACCAATTAAATGAATCCAAACTTCTTTGTTTGATTCCGGTATTTGTAAATAAACAATGGCGTAAATAATAAACGCAAATGCAGCCAAACCAATAATTCCGGTTAAATTAAACATCAAATCAAAACCGCCGGTTTTAGCCTTTTCAACTTCACGTTTACGCGCTGAATCGCGGTCCGCAATTTCTAATTTGTAGAACTCAATCAAATCGTCGTGTAATTCCTTTTTTTGTTCTGGCGTTAATTCCGGTTCGTTGTCAATTAGATTTTTAACAACGCCTAAAACGCCTTTGTCCGGCAATACGTCACCAACAAATCCAGGTAATTTTTTCAATAAAAATTGTCCAACTTTCGTGTCTTTAAATTTTTTCTTTGACATAATATTATTTTTTAG